ACAAAATGTAGATCATGCAAATGATCATGGTGCTTTTATTAAAGAAAAAGCACCGGTTAGAATGTCTAATCTTTGTCAAGAAATAAATCTTCCTACAAAACCTTTAAGTAGTTTAGATGATCCAGAAGGTGAAATATCACTTTGCACTTTGGGTGCAATTAATTGGGGAAAGATTAAATCACCTAAAGATTTTGAAATGCCTTGTGATCTTATTGTAAGAGCTCTTGATGAAATTCTTGATTATCAATTATATCCAGTCAAAGCAGCTTATAATTCAACTATGAATCGCCGCCCTTTAGGTGTAGGTATTACTAATTTTGCTTATTGGTTGGCAAAAAATGATTTAACATATAGTAATATTACTACAAATGGTCTTCAAAAAATTCATGAATTTGCTGAAGCATGGTCATATTATTTAATTAAGTCTTCTGCAGACTTAGCAAATGAAAAAACACCATGCTACAAATTAAATGAAACAAAATATAGTATTGGTGTTGTTCCAATTGATACTTATAAAAAAGATATTGACAGTTTAGTTGAACCTATATATAATATGGATTGGGATAAGTTGCGCAATCAACTTGTAAATACTGGAATTAGAAATTCTACATTAATGGCTTTAATGCCCGCCGAAACTTCAGCTATTATTTCAAATTCAACTAATGGTATTGAACCAGTAAGAGCTTTAATTACAATCAAACAATCTAAAGATGGTGTTTTAAAACAAGTTGTTCCCGAAATTCGTAAACTTAAAAATAAGTATGATCTTCTTTGGAATCAAAAGTCACCTGAAGGTTATTTAAAGATTTGTGCAGTATTACAAAAATTTATCGATCAAGGTATTTCTGTAAATACTAGTTATAATCCAAAATATTTTGAAGAAGATCAAATTCCTCTTTCCGAACTAATAAAAGATATTATAACATTTTATAAGTACGGAGGAAAATGCCTCTATTATTTCAATACTGCTGACAATGCAGGTGAACAAGAAGTCATACCAGAATTATCACAAACAATTCTTGAAAATGAAGAAGATTGCGATAGCTGTAAAATATAATTTAAGATATTAAAAATGATTCAATTAAATTCACTTTTACCAGTAATTACACCAAAAAGAAAAGCCTTTGCATATATTATTATTGATTATAAAATCGAGTGTGATTTAATGTGGGTTTGTTTTCAAAATAAAACTGTTGAGTGTTGTACTTGGTCAAATAAAGATATAAAAGCTGATAAAAATATTACAATTGGAAGGAATTAAATTTATGAAAAAATTAATTTTTATAATTAGTTTTTGTTGCTTTTTGTCAGCGTGTACAACTTTTATAGAGCCAGTATATCGTACACGATCAACATATATATATCATAATAATTATGAATATATATATCAACACATTTATTATTGGTAAATAATTATGACATATTCAGTTTTTGACTCAAAAAATAAGAAGAACTATTTAGATGTTACATGTTTTTTTGATAACCCAGTTACTATTGCTAGATATGACCGCCAAAAATATCCTATTTTTGAAAAACTTATCAACCAACAATTGGGATTTTTTTGGCAACCTTCGGAAGTAGATCTTACAAAAGATAGTAGTGATTTTAAAGCTCTTACTAAACATGAGCAACATATTTTTACATCAAATCTCAAACGACAAATTTTACTTGATAGTGTTCAAGGGCGTGCACCTGCTGCAGCTTTTGGACCAATTTGTTCTCTTCCGGAATTAGAAACATGGATTATGACATGGACATTTAGTGAAACTATTCATAGTCGTAGTTATAGCCATATTATTCGAAATGTTTATTCAGACCCATCAAAAATATTTGATGAGATGATGGATATTTCTGAAATTGTTGATTGTGCTAATGATATTAGTAAGTTTTATGATCAGCTTATAGTTTTAAATAACCTACAGTCGGTAAGTTTGAGACAACCCGGTTCATTATATGATCATAAGAAAGCACTTTGGTTAGCACTTATGTCAGTCAATATTCTTGAAGGCATTCGGTTTTATGTTAGTTTTGCTTGCTCTTGGGCTTTTGCAGAATTAAAAAAGATGGAAGGCAATGCTAAGATTATTAAGTTGATTGCACGTGATGAAAATCTTCATCTTGCTAGCACACAACATCTTTTGAAAATTCTTCCTCAAGATGATCATGATTTTATTAAAATTCGTGAAGAAACAAAAGATCAATGTATAGAATTGTTTAAGGATGCGGCAAATCAAGAAAAAGCTTGGGCGAAATATCTTTTTAAAGATGGATCTATGATTGGTTTAAATACTGCTCTTTTAAATGAATATATTGAATGGATTACAAATCGTCGTCTTGAATCAGCAAGTTTACCAAAAATTTATAAAACAGGATCTAATCCACTTCCATGGACTCAGAAATGGATCAGTGGTGGAGAAGTGCAAGTAGCGCCTCAAGAAACACAAATTACAAGTTATATTGTTGGTGGTGTTAAAAAAGATGTTACAAAAGGATCATTAAAAAGATTCACACTTTAAAAAGGAGAAAAATATGTCTTTTGAATTACTTAAAAATATTGTGGAAACTATTGAAAATAATGTAAGTGATCTTAATGAAAGATCATCTATCTATCATGAAATACTAGATTGTTTTGAAAGTTATTGTGAAAATATGTCAGATCTTATTGGTATAAATGAAGAATTAGATAAGATTTTACGTGATAAATATTCTTATCTTGAAAGTGATGAATATGAATAATTTTTAGTAAATAAATACATGCAGGGGAGGACTCTGCATGTCATGGATTTACAAACAAAATAAAATTGATGAAGAATTATTAGTAGACTATACTAGTTTTGTATATTGTATTACAAATATTACTAATGGCAAAATGTACATTGGTAAAAAGTCACTAAAATTTAAAAAAACAAAAGTTGTCAAAGGTAAGAAAAAAAGATCTTTAATAGAAAGTGATTGGAAAACTTATTATGGATCAAATAAAAATCTCCACCAAGATATAGAACTATTAGGTGAAAATAATTTTAAAAGAGAAATTTTAAGATTGTGTAAAACAAAAGGAGAAGCAAGTTATTTTGAGACAAAGTATATTTTTGACTTAAACGTTCTAATTTCTGACAACTTTTACAATGAATGGGTAATGTGCCGTATCAATAAATTTCATCTTAAAAAAGTTAACATTTTTTGATATGTGGTATATTATAAATACAAAGGAGAAGTATAATGAGATTATCAACTATTATAGCAATTTGTGCATTGCTATTTGTAGTACCGGCTCGAGCAGAAAATATTGCAACGGTTTCTTGGTATAGTTATGGAAATATCACAGCAAATGGTGAAAAATTTAAATCAAATGGTTTTACAGTAGCTCATAAAAAATTACCATTTGGAACTATAATAAAATTTACAAATCCTGAAAATAATAAATTTGTAATTGCTAGAGTTAATGATCGAGGCCCGTTTATTAGTGGAAGAGAATTTGATCTTACTAAAAGATGTGCATCAAAACTTGGAATGATTCAAAAAGGTGTAACAAAGCTAAAATATCAAATAATTAAAAAGGGCTAAACACATGAATATCATTTCAATGCTTGATGAAAAAAATAGTATTAAATCTCTAGAAGAGCATCATTATTATTTGTTTCATGAAGAATTTAATAATGCTTCGGTGGCAGAAGCAATGAGATTTATATTAGAAAGAAATCTTATGGAAACACCACCAAAGTTAATGAAATTGATTATTAATAGTCCTGGTGGCGATGTTGCAAGTGCTTTTGCTTTAATTGATACTATTAAAGGTTCAAAAATTCCAATATATACTTATGGTCTTGGACAAATTTCAAGTTGTGGTCTTTTAACATTTATTGCTGGTACTAAAGGACATAGATATATAACTAATAATACAGTTATTCTTAGCCATCAATTTTTCTGGGGTACTGTAGGTAAAGAACATGAGCTTATGGCTGCAGTAAGAGAATTTGATAATACATCAAAAAGAATTATTGATCATTATATGAAATGTACTGGTTTAACTGCAGAAGAAATTAAAAAATATCTTTTGCCGCCAGAAGATGTTTGGTTGAATTCTGAAGAAGCTTTAAAATATGGACTTGCAGATAAGATATGCACGTTTTATTAGAAATTTTAATTAATTGGAGAAAAAAAATGATTGAGACTATTGGCCAAACACCTTTGGCATGGGTTACTAATGGTGATGAAACTTTTAAAATTAAAGAATCAGATTTAGATACATTTTTAGAATCAAACCCAACGTTTCGTAGAGGTCGTTCTAATCTTTTTAGAAAGAAAAGTGAAAATGAAGAGTCTTTAGAAGAAGAAAATAATAAGCTATTTTTAATTAATGGTACTGTGAGAATGAATCCTCTTTCACCTGGAAGAACTTCTATTCAGTCAGATCAAATGAGAATTATCTGGGCAAATTCTGTAAATACAGCTATGCAAAAGTATGAAAATTACTTTAATAGTTTAAATAATCCACAAGAGCAATATGTTGTAATTAATATGGCAGTTACGGAAGCTATTAGTTAATGAACTTTGGACTTTTTACAAATTTTATGAATGATGTATCAATTGAAATGATAAATTCAGGGTTTGATCCTTTGAAAAAAGAAGATGTAGAAAGTTTTTGGAATGAAAAGTTAAAGGATTTAAATGATGAATGTAGTAATTTATACTAAACCAAATTGTCCATTCTGTATTCAAGCTAAGAAATTGCTTGAAGATAATAAAATTAACTATGAAGAAAATGTACTCGACCAACATTTTACTAGACAATTTCTTGTTGAAACATTTCCAAATGCTAAGAATTTTCCAGTAATATTGATTGATGGTTTTTTTATTGGTGGTTATAATAATCTTAAATCTTTAATTGAACAAAGACAGTCAAATAATACACAAGTATTGTTAGGATAAATATATTATGGATAATAGAGAAGAACAGCGATTATTAGATTTTCGTAATAAACTTTTAGAAGATCTTCGTAATAATGTTATTGAAATTACTTTCAATAAAATCAATGGTGAAACACGTGTTATGAAGGCTACTCTTATGCCTAAACATATGCCACCTTCATATAATCAAAAAATTGAAGAACAACAAGAAGAAAAAAATTTCCATAAACAAAATCCAAATACTATAGCAGTTTGGGATATTCAAAAAGGTGGATGGAGATCATTTCGTATTGAATCTGTTGTTTATTGCCAATCTTTGCAAAATTATGATTAAAATATAATGGATAATACTATGAATAATTTCTGGGGTCATCACCTCATTCTTGATTGTGCTGGTTGTAATCATAATTCTATTATTGATTATAATAATATTGAAACTTTTGTTAAGCAATTAGTTAAAGATATTGATATGGTTGCTTATGGTGAACCAATTATTGTCAATTTTGGAACAGAAGATAAGAGTGGATTTACTTTAGTTCAGCTAATTGAAACATCTAATATTACATGTCATTTTGTAAATGAACTTGATGAAATGTATTTAGATGTTTTTAGTTGTAAGCCTTTTGATCCATCAATTGTAGAAGATTTAGTTGTAAAATATTTTAATGTAAAGTCGGTTACAACAGCATTTATTCAAAGAAAAGCACGATGAAAAATGGATTTATTTGTGGTGCTTGGGATTTATTACATCCCGGACATGTGCATTCACTATTATATGCATCAAAACA